GGACTAAATTCAACAAATGCAGCTCCTTCAGCTACGTCCCAGTTACCTTCTAACAGTTGTCTACGTTGTATAGGTGGTAAAGACTTAAGCATCTGCTCGTATATACCGTCTTCTGCTAGGTATGGGTTATCAGCTAACTTAGCAGGAATAAACTTTCGTGTTAATCCATCTTTACCTTTAAATGATTTGTTTGATTCGTTTGGTTCTATATATCTTTTCTTTACCCAATGGGAACCAACACCACCGGGGTTAGCAGTACAGCGTAGGTACGTTTCTATTTCTTTGTCTGTTGTTCTAAGACGTGAAGCAAGATAGTTCCAACTAAACTCTGTAGGTAAATGGGTTATCTCATCAAACCCTATCCAGCTATATGCTTGTCCTTGATAACGATATACGTCTGCATCTCTTTCAAGGAAACCAAACTCTACCTTTGCACCGCTTGGAAAGTTCCAAAGCTTTTCTACTTCTCTGAACTTAGCACCGGGAAATGCTTGTGGATATAGTTCACGAGACTTATCAATCATCTCTCTAAGCTCTGGCATAGACCTTCTAAGTATTAAAGCTCTGTGTGCAGACCTGTGTGCGTATCTTAGTGGGTCAACAATCATGGCATATGATTTACCACCACCAGCAGCTCCACCATATAACACATCTTTCTCACCAGCAGCAAGGAAGTCTGTCTGTGGACCTTCATTAGCGTGGAAGAATACATGATGATTATCAAGTACTTCTTTAACAGCTTTGGGTAACGTGTCTAAATCACTTTCTGTAACAATACCTTCTTTAGTATTGTCCAGCTTTTCAAGTGTTGTCTTTTGTTTCTTGAATGATTTCTTAGCGTTGTTTAGCTTCTCTTCAAGTTTTCTGATGTTCTTTTGTTTACGAGTAATAGTCCTACGTGCTGCATCTTGTGCATCTTTAGGAGGTCTACCACCTTTCTTACGAGGCGTACCATCTTTATTCTTTACAAAATTACCTTCGTTATCTTGCAAGTAAAGATGAGGATTCAATTCCCAATCTTTCGCTTCGTAATCCATATTTTTTATCTATGTGTTTTTTAAGTCCCGGAGCAGACATGCGTCTGTCCGTTTTATATTCTAACCAATCACATGCAGCCTGTAACGATATCTCTTCGTTGACTACCATGTTCTCTGCAATCTGCAAAGCTTCTAACTCATCTTCAATAGGTCTAAGAAAAGAACTAGCTTCTTCAGCTAACTGATACCCAAAAGGTATAGTTGATGTAGCTCTTTTTATATATCCTTCTTTCATACTTTTCTATACTGTCTTGTCTTTCTTTTAATTTTATCAGGTTGTGCTACGTGTTGCTTTCCAGCTTTTGTTCCTTTTCTTTTAGCTCTCGTTGTAGACGCATACTCCGAATCCGAAAGTGATGCAATCGCCTTTTTCGGGAGATATCTTTCACCCGTCTCTGACGACTTTTTACCGCTCTTAGTACCCCAGTCTTGTTTGGTCCAAGCTCTAAGACTTCTTTGGCTTTCTTTTAGTGACATTCTTTTTCTTTGTTGTTGGTGTTAAACACTTTTTAAATAACTTAGCGTATGCTTTGTTTAGTTTATCCATCATATCTATCATAAATTCTTCTATCCTTTTCATATTATTTATATCCTCCCCCTTTGGATTTGTACTCTTTTGCAAGGAGCTGGGCTTTTCGAGCTGACCATTGCCCGGCTTTACCACCTTTGGTACCGGCTTTAATCTTCTCGAAAAGTCTCTTACGCATAGTTGGCTTGGTATAGTTACCAGCTTTGTTCACGGTTGATTTAGCTTTCTTCTTTGTCGGCATCTTTATTTCCTTTTGACTTTCCAAATATTGCATCCCAATTATCTCTGTATTGTTTAGAATGAACATTAACTCTAGGTGCGGCTCCTTTACCTCCGTGCCATGAAGGACCATAAAGTCTACCTTTGTTTTTTTTATTTGTCATTAAGACAGGTTTTTCATCGCTTCCTAATTGAGGCATCTTACCACTTAACCTTATCAGCCCAGTAAGCTGCTGACATTTTGCCTTTGGCTATGTTCTTACCGTGTCTCGCTTTAAAAGACTTTCTCTTTGCTTTCATTCTAGCTGATTCACCTGTTTTAGGTTTCCCTGCAGTTTCAGCTCCTTTCTGCCCGAACCTAATAGTTTTAATCTTATCACCTTCTTTAGCCACAACAATGTGTGACTTCTTAGGATGACTAGGTGTTCTCTTAGGCTTATTAAACCCAGAAACTCCTGCTCGTTTTAATCTACTATCTTTTTCTTTTGGCATCTTAGTCCTCCGGACTTTTAATGTACTAACCTTTTTATTTCTTGTTCTTCATGTTGTAGCTCTTGAATCTCTCCTAGAACTAACAACCCATACTGTATAGCTATTCTACTTGCTTGGGCAATGGTATCTGCTTTAATGTAAGGACCTATTGCAATTCCTTCGTGTGCATCTATATACTCAGTTATCCAAAGCTTATTCATAGCTAACATCTTCTGCTTCTATATCAATCGTATGTTTCTCTGGTAGTATAAAGATACCACCACTGACATTATGATTAATATCAACCTTATCGGTCTTAACAACACCAGCCCTATCTAGTATCGTCTGTGCAGCTTGTAGCTTGTTGTTAGCTTGAGGAACAGGCTTATCAGATTTCATAACCTCTATAAGCTTGAATGCTGCAGTAGGAGCTTCCCTTGCAAGTACGTCACTGGCTAAATCCACTACTTCGTTTTTAAGTGATTTTAATATTTGATAGTGATTGCCTGAATACCCTGCAAGTTCGGCTGACTTTTTGAAATCCCCACCAGTTTCTACTAAGTGATTCAAGAATGCTTCTTGTTTCTCAGTTAGATTTCTTTTCTTCTCTGGCAAGTAACTCATGGTATTATTATATAGTATCTTTTAACATTTGTCAAGTCTTTTGATGTAATTTAAAGTAATTGAAGAAAGCACTTGACAAACTTGAAAAGTATGTGTATAATATAATTGAAAATGTCCCCCGTTTTAAATACCTAATAAAGCCCCACCCTAGTCCTTCTTTATTATCCTCCAAACTAACACTAACAACTATAAAATATTAGGAGTTATTCTGTGTTGTAAAGTATATAAAAGCTTATGAAGTTTTTAAAGTTTTAAAGCTTTATAAAGCCCAACTGGTTAATACCACTATTGGGTAGAAATGTATAAGATTTATATATATACCCACCCACCCCCCGTGTGCATCCTGCCCCGCCCCTAAAAACTTGGAACAGCGTGACATATGTTCACTTTACTAGCCCTTATAAAGAACACTTGTCTCATTTTTAAAGTCTTTTAAAGCGTCAATCGTCCCCTTTTAAAGTTATAAAGACTTTTAAAGTTATGAACATTTGTCTAGTTAATAGAATGTTTAATCCCCGTTAAAAGTGTTTAAGTTATGATTTACTTTAAAAGCTTGATACTTTTCAAACGTCTATAACTTCAATAGCCTTTAAACGAATTCTAAGCCCCTCTATTAAACGCTTAATATCTCCCCTAGTCTTAACACCTATTTCTTACGAACTCAATTCGACTGTATGTTTATACAGTAAAAATAATTGTTGATTTTATCCCCTATTTGTGTTCTTATAAGTACATGACATTTATATACATATTAAAATACGCTTTCAAGGGTTCGCCCTTGTCTGTGTGTTTTTCAACATTAAGAGGGTAATTATGACTTATACAATAGGTGATAGAATAAACTACTTCTTTAAAGGGGACGAAGATAACGAACCTTGCGAAGATGTAATGATAGTTAAAGCATTAAAAGACTTAGATAATGAAGAAGTCTTTAAGCTTAAACCAACAGCTAATAATAAAAATGTATTAGTAAAGGGAGACTACGACAGAAGCACGGGCAAGTATTGGGCTACTAAATACAGCAATATGAATCATGACACTTTAAAAGCTGGGGATACTTTAGTATTTACCGGCTTTATATTTTAAGAGGTATTAAAAATGCTATACGAACACTATAAAAAGAATGCGGAACTTACACATAAAATACATTTTGATGGGAAAGATACCACACTGGGGCAAGTATTAGATAATCATAAGGATTATTTTAATAAGCCCCCTAGTTATTTATTAGGTATTAATTCAAGTTCTAAAGTTTCAAAGGGTAAGAAGTTAAAGATAGTCACAGCTATTCAATATCTAGCACCGGACAAAATGATTACATCGAAAACACTTTGCCCAAATGCTAAACGAAATGGCTGTGCGGATGCTTGTTTAAAAGATAGCGGTAGACTAGGGATGATTAGTTCACAAAAAGCCATGATAAATAGGACATTATTTTATTTATATATGACTGATAGCTATTATAGACAATTAAGATATGAGATAGACAAAGCTTGTATGACTTATGGCGATGCTTTAGCGGTTAGGTTAAATGGTACGTCTGATATAAATTATAAAGATTTAGTTAAAGATTATCCGCATGTGCAATTTTATGATTATACAAAGAATAGAAACATGCTAATGAAAAACACTAACAAGAATCATCACTACACTTTTAGCGGTTCTATGTTTAGCGATTACAGTATTAAAGAACTAAAGAGAGCGGTAAAAGATAAGTTAAATATTGCTCTTGCATTTAATACAGCGAACAGCAAAAAAGATACGTTAAAAATACCATCAAAATTATTTGGGGTTGAGTTAGTTTCTTTTGATGATACAGACGCTAGATTTAAAGATAATGACGGGGCTATAGGTTATCTATCCCGCAAGGGTTCAAGCGTCAAACTCAGACAGTTAGAGGACACGGAGCAAGATAATTTCTTTGTAACTTCGGCTAACTTAGAACGTATACAAGCTATAGAGGTGGCATAGTATGAAGCATATAGAATATTTAAAAAGGCTTTTCAATTATATTGAATCTAAAGGCTACACAGTAGACTGTGAATGCGAGGGCGAGGGAATCACACAAGATGAAGCATTAACTCAAGTTGATGATGCTCATATATATATTATAGATAAGGACG